ATAGTTAGCCGAACCCGTATTAACACCACCGTTAGTACCTTGTGATGGTGTAGTTGCTGGAGAATTACCTGTACCACCTGTACCTACGGTAGACGTAACTGCGGAGCCACCACCAGAACCACCATTACCACCGTTAATTGAACCACCGCCAGTGCCTCGTCCGCCGTTACCACCACCAGTAGCTGTAATGGTACTAAATACAGAATCACTACCAACTCCATTTGCCGCGCCGCCACCACCCACTGTGACGGTATAGTTTGTAGCTAAATTAATTAAAAATCCCGTGCCAGACCTATAACCGCCCGCACCACCACCACCACCTTGCGTACCCCCACCGCCGCCACCAGCAACAACTAAATACTCAAGAGTAGACGCAGGCTGCGCTGTAAAAGGCGCCCAAACAAACCCATCATAATATTCTGGTGAACCAATCGTGGAGTTATAACCCATCTGACCAACAGTAGGCGCAACAGGTCGTGTGGCACTAGTCCAGCTCGGCAAACCTATCCCATCAGTTCCATTAATAACAGCAGGCATAATTTCCTCAATTTATTTAAATGCTGGGCCACCGACCCATAATACTAATGATCTACGTGTACCCTTAGTAACAGGCGTAACTTTATGCAACATGTATGACGGGAAGAACCAAGCTCTACCCTTTTTAATCTCTAACGTTTGCACTTCGTCGCTATACTGCTTTACTTGAAGATCACCGCCTTCAAACTCAGATGGGTCAGATAACAGCATAGCTATAGATAATTTTCTTGGTACGTTTTTATCCGTATGACTTGCATCCGTGTGCCAGTTGTAATGCCCATTATCCGACGCATGGTAAACACCTAACTGCATAGGTTCGTAAAATCCATCTATATCGTATTGAAAAAATCTACTGTTAATCTCGGCAGTGGTTTCCGCAAACTTCTTCCAAATATGTTCTAGCTCAGGCTTTCTAGTAAGCCACGCCAATTCTGTAGATCGAACACCCTTATCTACCATACCGTCAAGGCTGCTGCCACCAATACAACCGGGCTGCAACTGCAACCACTCTGGCTGCGCAAGAATTAAATTAATATCTTCTTGCGTTAAAAAATCTTCCCAATAAGCAAGGTTATCTTTACCGGGTGCGCTACGTGGTGGAATTGGGTATATCACTTGTTCTCCATTAAGTGTGTTCTGTTTTTAGTGTAGGAATACGTATTGCGAACTGTAGAATCCCCAGCTTCAACGGCATGTTTTCCATTTTTGAGTACATAATGCAAAAACACTTGTCCTGAATAATATCCTTCTGGACCATCACACTTGTTGCGCCAATGCTCTATATCACAGCCTTTGTAAATAACGCCATCGCCTTCAGCCATATCAAACCGCATACCGCCCATATAGATAGGCCAAGCATAATGATGCGATCTCCCAAGCTGTATGGTTACACTTACTTCACATGCAGGGCGATCCGTGTGCTTCTCTAAAACATCACCGTTACTATATAACCTAGCATACGCATAGGTCGGCAGTAGTTCTTCGCCTACAATTTCTTCAATCACATCCCAGTACAACTCGTGCAGTGTCTCAAACATATGCTCATGGTCAAGGATGGCTTTGGCGTTCGGTATCTGTGAATCACCTCTAGGGTTTAACTCACTCTGCCTCATTAACGTATGAGTAAAAAATTTATAAAACTCTGGTGGTAAAAGTCTCTGCACATGTACTGCGCCGTGTTTTTCTAGCAATTCGTTCATTTTTGTATGAGTTTAATAAATTCGTAACTTAAACACCACCCACCGTTTTTTATATCAGACGGGCGCTCATGGTGTTTAACATGATTCCAATCTGCCCAAGGAAACAGTAATATAAAAAACGGCACGTCTACAGGCCTATTACCAATATGAGTAAATATTTGATGGCAAGATACGGCTAAATAAAAATACGCCACCGGCAACATATACCCAAAAACAAACAGCCTATATTCTATTAAATATAGTGCAACACTAAGTAAAACGCATAACAGCCCACCATACGTATGCAAAACTTTATGCACAGGGTCTTTTAACAGCGTCATTACATTCTTACTAGGTTTAACAATAACACTGCTGTATTTCTTAAATATAAAAAACCATAAACTTCTTACATGTGGGTCTTCCGCCGTATCAGAAGTATTGTGGTGTACGTAGTGTAAATGCACCCAAGATATTGAACTTCCTTGAAATGCTAATGTTCCGCATACCGTAAACAAGTACTCCCAAAATTTACTGCACGAATAAGACCTATGCGTAAATAACTGATGAAACCCAGCAGTTACCGATATATTAAATACAGAATACACAATAAATGACAAACCTATCCACCATAACGACTCCCCACTGGATAGCATACACACCCCATGTACTGAAAACAATAACGCAACAATGTTTATAATAGTTTGCCGGTTAGGGGTTATAACAAAAAGGTTTTTATTCATCACAAAAATGTTTAACTACTTCTTCGTACGGGGTAGATACAAAAGAAACAGTAACTGCCTTTCTGACATGAGGTGGAGATAACATAACAGCATGTGGTTTTGATACGTCTATTAACCAACACTCACCATCACTCGCAATAAAACTTGATACTTCTTCTACTTTCCCAGCTTTGTACTCATAATAAATAGTACGTTCTGCATGGGTATTGATGTAGATGTTTAAACAGCACTTTCTACCTATATCAACATGTGGCGCTAACATTGTAGATTCGTTACTACTTGACGGCGTCACCGTTAATAATTTAACGGTTGGGTTTTCTATAGCAAGCAAACTACTAGGCAACTGTTCATACACTACGTCTTTGATATGGTCTTCAACTCTATACAATATATTAGGTACTGATATAAAGTCTTGTTTCTTTTTTAATGCCAAACCGTACTTCTGTGGAGTTTTGTACTTTTCTATAACGTCAGATGGATTTAAACTAAATAAAATTTTATCTAGTTCAAAACGTTTATTAGTCTTTAAAAATAAATCCATAGCAGTCACCAAGAGCCGTAGCAATTTTATCTTCGTTAACTACTTTAATCTGTTTCATACTTGGTATGGTTACGCCGTTAATATCTAGTGAACCTTCGCCTAAATATAACTTAGTGCCTAGCGGTAATGTAGTTGACTCACCGGCTTCTAACTTAAAAACTTCTAGCGGCGGTAGCGTTTTATCTTGATTAGCTACAGCATTATTAAAGCATAAGAATTCGCCTGATTCGGATAAGTTAAACTCGTAAGTGCCGACTGGTAGTCCCTGCTCCAAAGAACAGTACCCACGAGTAAATGTATATGTTTCGCCTGTTTCTATGTTTCTGTAATTATGCGAACCACTAAATATATAAAAAATATATTGTTTACCTGTGTTACCTGTCATACCGTGATTGGTAGAAGTAGTTTGTTGGTAAACCGTCATAACGTTATTTACCATTAAATTATCATTATCGAGGGTTTCTCCAGCCAACAACGCTGTTCTAAAAATCACGTACCCAAACGCAGGATAAGGCGTTGCGTTCATAGTTATACCTCAAGAATTAAGTTAGGAGCTGGTGGCATTAAATCCGAAACACTATATTCAATCTCCTGCCCAACCAACGCTTTATATTCAGCAATCTTAGCGGGATTAGCTATAAACGCTTCTTTCTTAGCTTGCTGTTCCGCTTGCCACATACCAGCAACGGCAATGTTTTTCTTTAAGATATTAATGTCAGTTACATCAGGCCACATAGTTAGTGGTTGATAGGCGTAAGATGGGTATGCAGTAGGGTCTTGAGACGCAGTATTATCAGAAGCAAAAGCAACCAATAAAGAATTTGATTCTTCATCGTACCCAGTAATTTTCATTTTTAAAGTATTCATATTTTCCTCTTTAAGCTACGCCACCTTGGCGTGTTCCTGTTACAGGCCAAGTCACAAACGGGTTGCCTACAATATAGTTACCAGCAGCACCGCCCGGAGCGCCGGGAGTAGCGGGAGCTGGACCACCACTAGTACCCGCTGTACCCGCCGCACCTCTGCCACCACCTGCACCGCCGGGGCCTGCGCCCGGAGATGGTACACCCGCAACCGCACCTCTTGCGCCCCCAGATCCCCCTGCCGGACTAGTGCCGGGACTACCAGCTTGAGCAGCGATTGGACTCGAACCACCCCCAGCAGCGCCACCGCTTCCTCCATTAGTACCCGCACCGCCACCACCGCCACCGCCACCATAAGGGTATTTACCGCCTTTCTTGCCGCCCCCGCCCCCACCACCGCCACCGCCACTAGCTACTACTCCATTGTTTGTAATGGTAGTCGGACGATTTACATAAATTGCGTTTCCGCCGGTCAAACCCGGAGTAGCGGGAGGGAAAAGTAATGGATTATTAGCAGATGAACCAGCTCCGCCAGCGCCGCCCATACCTTGTATTACACCATCATTAATAATAGTTACGCTATCTAAAGGATTAAATGCGCTTGGTACAAGTAAAGCATAAGTGCCAGTTGAAGTGCTACCAATCGTTGTGCCAGCGGGAACTGTAACTGTTATATTATTAGCAATTCCGGGAACATAAGCAGGCCCACGATTGTCATATACATCATAGTTATATACAGTGCCGGGAGGTACAGGGATAGGTACGTTAACAATTCCTCCGCCATTAAATCCAAAGGCTCTAGAAGTGGCTGTACCAAATTTTCCTAACAGCGGCATAATTATTCCTTACGCAAACTTAACTAGCGAGGCAAAAACGTTATATGTATTGCCACCTGTTTTTACAATAGCGTATGTGTATACATCTGTACTATTTATATTACCCGCTGTTGGAGCTGTACCATTTAGCCATTTAGGAGTGACTGTGGTTCCGTCAATCTGTAAGACGTTGTTGTAATATGCAGTGCCGCCTTGAGCAACCATGAAAGTAACTGTAACAGTCTGCCCTGTTGCCATCAAAGTATTTAGCGAAGTTGTGCCACTACCTCTAATGTTTAGTGTCCAGTTGCCAGAAGCACTTGTTGTGTATTGCAATACGGACTGAGTCAACGCATCAAAGTTAATCGTACCTCCAGCAGCCGTAGCGGATACCGTTGAGTTTTCATAAATGATTGGTGCGCCACTGATACCGGTCGCTGAACTAATAGCTACAGCCATGTTTTACCTCTTATTCGTAAAGTATATTGATTGAGCCAGCGTCAAATGTG